TATCCGTATAGTCCAATCTTGGAGTATTGTCTGTAATACCTCCGTATACGGCAGCAGTAGTTGTGGTGATAACATCTCTTGCAACCATTCCCTGCTCAATTTGGGCATCTTGGATTAGGATGTTACCGCTTGTACCGCTTAAATCATTAGCAGCAACGAGAGGATAGATACGAAGAGTAGAGGACGATATATTGCTTACCATACTCAAACGATACCATCCACCACCTACTGAGGTGGAGGTTGCATATATATTGCCCGAAGTATAAGCAGTACTACCATCCGTTAAATTAAAGTCTACTATTGAATTTGGAGAGCCGTCAATACGAAAACGAATAAAATCTATCGTTCCTGCTTTAGCATATACAGATGTACAATTCAAACCGCTAATAGAAATACTCTGTACAATTTGACCATAAGCAGCCGTTAGCTCTATTTTCCAAGCATCGCTCGTTCCGTCATAACCCAATTGTCCTGAGGTAATAATAGGATTATTTGATTGTGTCCAAGTAGTATCAAAAGTATTGCTCTGCAAGAGCAGGTTACTTGTCTCCTTCTCTATATTACCATCTGCATTAACTCTCGTAGCAGCACTTGAACGAGTGAAAGTAAAATCACCATCACCACTAACAGGCTTCTGCGAGTAGACCTTTCCTGTTTTAGTTCCGCTTGGTATAAGTACCAAACTTGATTTGTCGTATATACTCATCTTATAAAGTTGTTAAGGCGATACACTCGCTATCAGTTAATGCCGTTGGGAATACGACTAATTGCTTTATCCTGCCTAAATACTTATCGCCTCCATCTCCTCTATCGCTTTTAATAGTATCAAAGGTATTTGCTGCATTTACCGAACCACTTGTATCGGCAGCTTCTAATACACCATTAACAAACATCTTGAAAGAGTCAGCCTCGTACTTAAATGCAATTTTAAGATTATTTGTAATATCGTTTTCGGAGTTAGAAGCCAAACACGCATTTGAACTGCCTACACGATATTGAACTTGAATTTGGTCAGTTGCATTACCATAACGAATTTGAGCGTTATTAGTAAATGTATCATCGCTCAAAGAGACACCGCTATAACCTTGATTTCTGTCAAGTGCTTGAGTTTCTAAAAGCATTACTCCTCCTTGCGTATCTATAAGGTCGCTAATGCCAGTCACTTTAAATGTATCCACCGACCTCGTTACACTTGAACCATATGTTGGTATATATGAGGTAGGGTAAGAGCCTTGTTCAAGTTGATAACCCCAATAGTGAGCAGTAACTGATGGAGATGAAGATGCCGCCAAAAACCATATTTGAATGTTGTTACATCCTACGGGAGTAGTAAATGTACGCTCTACTCGTTTCCATTCGCCTACTACTAATTGACTGCTATAATCATAATACTCAATGTTTGCTCCATTAGTATTGTCATAGAATCGGGTTTGCAGACCGCTTCCGCTTGTCAACTTACAATAGAAAGTTGCAGTATATGTTGTACTTGCAGATACAGGAATGCTTGTTAATTTTACATCACATCCTGCACTTGAGGTTACAATCTTTGCTGCGTTTTGAACCCCCTCTGGACTGATAGTATCATTTGGAGTTGCCGTAGCAAAGGTCAAATACCAATTAGAAACATCCTCACTATTAGGACATATGTTAGTCCGTTGAGGCTCAAGTAAAAGAGAAGGACACGAACCCGAATAGTCAAGGCGAGGCATATCCTCCAAGATACCTGACTGCGCTGCGCTTGTCCCTGTTTCAATTACGCTCGTACTTACGAGACCGCTTTCCAATTGTGAGTCTTGGATGTAGATGTTTCCTGCATCAGCTTCTCCAAAGTCTGGATATACTTGTATTCTTGTTAAAGAACCATTATATGTTAAGTGGTATCTTCTCCATCCGCTTCCTAAATCATCGCTTGAGCCGTAATCTACCAGATTAGAACTTGGGTCTAAAAAATTATATACACTTCCATCATCTAAATTGAAAATAACCCTTGTTCCATCATCATTTAAACGCAATGTCAAACTCCCAAGTGTGCCTTCTTTTGCATAAATACTAAATGTCCAAACACCCGAAGTAGTTACATCTTGATATAACTTTTGGTATGTAAAAGCACCTTTGCTTATTAACCAAGCATCATTGCTTCCATCATATCCCGACTGACCGCTTATATGTGTTACGCTTGAGTCATTTAACCAAGTAGTATCAAACTGATTTGATTGCAGCAAGAGATTCTCTCTACCCTTCTCAATTAATCCATTAACTACCCTCGTAGCAGCAAGATTTGAACCCCTACTAAAAGTAAAATCTCCACTTACAAGCACCTCTTTAACTGATACATTGTCTATTGAGCCAACAAAGTTTGCATCTGCATTGAATTGTGCAGTAGGGAAGGTTGTAACTCCTGCTACTAAATCTTGAGTATATGTGCCATTAGCAGAATGATAAACACCATAACCTGAATTCCCTAACTTTATTCTTATACTCCCACTTGCATAGCTTGATATAGTATATACTACTCTATATTTTTTTCCATTAACCAAACCATTTCCTGCCGTGTTGTTTAGGTTTGTTGTGCCTGTTTGTGTACCATCACAATTCGCAGTACCTCCACTAATAGTCCAACCTGTGCCTTTAGTCCATCCACTATCAGTATCAAAACTACCGTTAATAATTCTCTCACTTCCATATTCAGGAATAGGTCTAATACTATACAACTTACCATCCTTATAGGCGGTAGGAATCATTACTAAACTTGCATCTTTATATAAACTCATCGTAGTAAACTTATTTCTTTAATAGTACAGATTCTTGCTTGTGTAGCACCACTATCTGCTACCACTCTCGTATTGTAAGCATTAAACAACGCCTCTGCTGAATCCTTCTCACCCATTGTACGGATAGCCTCACTCGCACAACCGAAGCCCTCCATAATAGCTCCGTCTGTCAAGGCTCTCGTCTTGAGTTGGTCTACCGCATAGATGTAGTAGCTAATCTCATTGAAGTTGATAGTGTTCTGCGAACCCCACCAAGTGCTTCCATATATTGCTCCGTAGCCGTTACCCATTGTTCTCTAATTTTTTAATCAGCTTTTGCAGCTTCTTTAAGTTAACCTCCTTGACCTTGTAGCGTTTATAGTTGCCATCCGTTGAAGACCGCATCTTTGTCTGGGTGTATGTCATCGTTATTGTTGGTATAGTATTCTGGGTATGTAGACTGATTGAAAGACATAAAGTCAATGAACCTACGAGTGTAGTGTTCAGCAATATCTCTATGCTTGTTCGTTAAGAAGTCTACCTCGTCTTTCTCCATAGCTATACTGTTCTCTGCCGTGTGCTTGTAAGCACCACCATTGCCAATAGTATAAGCTGCGTGAGGTAGGTATTCTACCATAGCCCAATGAATCAACATAGGCTGGATGTAATCGTCTAATAGCGTTGCATAAGCAGCAGGTAGTGTATCTGCAATGATATCATTACGCAACTTGTCGTACAACTTTGTACCGAGATAGTTTTGGATGTGAATCTCTTGAGCAATCTCTATGAACTGCAAGAACTTATCGCTATCTACATTTCCAGAGATTACGCTATTGCGTACTAAATCGTCTCTCTTTATAAATAATACCTTTGCCATTATTTTCCGTAATTAGGGTGATGCCCTTGTCTCGGCATATCAATAGGAGCTTGAGCCACTTCTTTAGGGTTCTTTGGCATCTTAAATCCTTCTCTTACCGCTTGGTTTACATTCACAAACTTTGTCCCTTGTAGGGCGTTGCCACCCCATTCAGTTCCGTCTTTCTTTAACTTCTTCTTGTAGATTCTACGCTCCCATCTATGGTAGCAGTTTACACCGCCCTTGTACTTAAACAAAGAATAGTTTCTACCCTTGTGTCCAAAAGATTTATTCACACCTCTTGCACTCATCTGTCCAATGTCTTCCTTACGGTATAACATCTTTTTAGACATCATAGTCTTACAGAAAGTTCTGCTTTGACCCATAGGTGTCTTTGAAGTGCCTTTAGAGTACCTGTAACGCACTTTATAGAGTTCAGTGTCTTGTGTACTATCTTGCGTAGCGGAGAGGCTTACAAGCCCGTTTAAATAGCCCTCAACATCAAAGTCTTCTGGCTCTTCATCTCCTACTTCTTCTGCATCTATGAGTTCCCACTCATCGGTTGGCTCTTCCTCGCCCAAGTCAGCCAATGCATCTAACATCTCGTGGGCTAACTCGTCATCAAGAAAAGGGCGGCTATCGTCCCCCAACTCTACTTTGCTTAATTCCTCTTTTGTCTCCTCTGTAATGTCACCTTGCAACTCCAATGGTTGTAGTGTCTTGAAGAACACATTGAGTGAAGCACCATTAACTGCCATAATATCGTCAATAGCATCTAATATCAACTCTTGGATAGGGCGTACAACTGTGTTGTGGAATAAGAGACTTGCAGTCTTTAATTCATCAGCATTGTTACCCAAGCCCGTATTGTCTTTAATACCCATCAACATAGGTGAGGTAACCCTATGGGCTACCATCAACTTACGCATACTCTCGTCTGCCAAGAATTGGTATTGTTGGGGTGCATCACTTAATTGTACTGGCTCAATACTTGCAGCCATCTCCTTGTTGTCGTTAAACGCAAGAATAAACTTACCAGAGTTAGATGAACCACTAAACTTCTGTATGATTCGTCTCTCTATAAGCTCACGCTCTTCCTCCGTTGGAACTCCGTTATTAAAGTTAATCAAAAGTGACGGTGAAAGACCGTTTTTTATATTGTTGATGTGGTAGTTTGCTACCTCCTCTTCCAACTCTGCATAAGGTAAACCACCTTGATAATCTACAGGTGAGTAGTAGTAAAATCCACTACGATAAGGCTTGATACAATAAATCTCTAACCCTTCACCCTTTTCTCCATACCCAAAGGCAGGAATGCGAGTAGGCTCAAATCCCTTCTTACGAATCTTTGTCCAATCTTTAGAGTAGTAGTATCCTGTAACCTCTCCGTCATCATTCATCTTCTCAAAGCGGAGTGTCTCAATAGGCATATGCTCTACTTGTACAATCTTCGTCTTATCCTTGTTATAGATAACTTGGAATGCTGCTTGACCCATTGCCTTCAAATCAAAGGTCACCTTTCTCATACAAGTACGAGAGAAGAGACTCTTCATCATTGCGTACTCATCGGGCTTACGAGAAGCATCTGTAGCATACAGACCCTTACCATAGATAAGTTCACTCATCCCATTGATAATGGCATTGTTAGTAGCACTCCCATTGTATCTGTCTATAAGAAATTGGAAGTAGTTATTGTCATCTCCATAAGCTACCCACTCCTTACGGTTATCCTCAACCACTTGAGGAGTAGTGTGAGATGCCAAGTTTACGATGCGTATATTGCTCATCGGTAAATGTATTGATTATCGTTATCGGTGTCCTCGTAATAGGTGAACTCACCATTATTTACAGAGAACTTCTCAAGATTTGTTTGGTTAGTACAATAGACCTTACCTCTATATATCTCGTTTGTTCCTGTTATTCTAATTGTATAGTATTTACCCTCTACGAATGTATAGGAAGGTGTGATATGGAGGTAGTTCGCCTCCTTCGTAGCCGTTAAAGACTCCGTAGCAGATACATTTGTTTCCTCATCAGTAATCTTTACCGATACGCTTAAATCAAACGCTCTGGGGACAAAGTATATCTTTTTATCCGTTGTGGTTACTATATGCATAATAAGTTAACCATAACAAAGGTAAAGTGTTATCAAAAAGAAAGGGCAACCCCGAAGAGCTGCCCTAACCAAACCAAAACACCTATGTAGTGTCCTACAAATATACTACTTTATTATGAAAGCACAATAGTGTCTGTAGCAGAAGTCATTCCTGCAAATGGACTACCTGCAACTGCTCCATCAATGAAGTTAGCAGCAGTACGCTCCATAGCGTTGAATGTAAGAGTGTATCCAGATAGGTCACCCATTGCAGCACCACTAACGATAGTACCACCAGTAACATCAGCACCATTCTCACGACCTACCAAGTAAGCGTTTCCGTTGTAGTCTTCTACAACAATGTGAGGTCTGCCGTATGCCATCAACTTCAACTCGTTGTTATCCTCTTTGCTTAATTGTGGCAAAGTAAGGCTAACCGCTTGGTCAAAGAAGACTGTTCCATTTTCACGAGAAGCATTGATTGTCTGCTCTACGCTTGAAGCACCCTTCAACTCGTATTTGTAAGCAGAGAATGTTCCCGTCATATCAGTTACCTCATCAGAGGTAAGAGAAATCGTACCTAAATCACCGAAGTCTACGAAGTAAACCGCTTTGATTCCACCTACCGACTCACGGCAAGGTAAAGCACGACCTTTTGTTAAATCACAAGCCATATTCTTTATTTTTTTTATAAAAAAGGGCAGACAAGCATATGCCTACCTGCCCCTTCAATTATTAACTAAACTACTTCTTATGTGTAGTAAACGATGTCAGCACCGATTCCGTATTGTACCGCAGAAGTAAAGCGCATTACAACACGAACATTTTGAGAACCATCAAGGTCAGCCATATCAATTAGCTTCACCTCGTTGTGGTCGCTTAACAAACCAGTACCGAAGAACAAGTTTGATTTTTGAGCTGCTACCATATCGTTGTCTGCCATACCAGAACATACGAACAACTTAACACCATCAAAAGCAAGGTCACCACCATTGAACCAAGTAGTACCAGCGTTGTTTACACCATTTGCTCCAAGACCGTTAGCACCGAATCCACCTAATGCACGAACATAAGCACGAGCAATGTTTTGAGATACATAGATGTACAAGTCTTCTTTTCCGTAAACCGCAGTTGGGATAGCATCAACTACTTTACCCAATTCGTCAATTACATTAGCAGCAGTAACTGTAGTACCTACTACATCAATAACTGTTGCATCAGCAGCCAACAAAGTAGCAAAGCCGTCAAACTCACCTGCGTTAGCAGTAACACCCGTCCAAATAGTCTCTTCAGTCTTCTGCGCTACTTTAGCAGCGATGTGACCGATTACATAATCAGCGAATGATGGAGGAAGAGTGTCAAATGCACTATATCCCATCTCAATCGCCATCCAGTCGTTATGTAGGTCTTTTCTACAAATTTCAAGATTTACTTGGAACTCTTCGGGCTGAAGAATACGCTCTGCAAGAGTAACTGTGCTTTGGTCAGCGAAGTCACACGCAGCGTCTTTTACCAATGCGTTAGTAGAAAGAGTTTTCATTACCTCTTTGAACTTAACATTTGGTTTTACAGTAATACCGCCACCTTCAATGGTGTCGGCTGATAACAATGCGGCAGAGATGTATTTTCCTGCAAACTCTCCTGCATATGTAGTTGTGATTGATGTAGCCATCTTTCTATTTATTTAATTATTGATTGTTGT